TCTGATCGTTAGTAGCACCAATTTGTGTAGCAATATCAAAAATCTGTTTAGCGGCAGCTGCAAGATCAGCGTTGTATTGATACAAGCCGTTCTTGTCACCAGAAAACGCTTTTAATGCTGCTTCAAAAACCCCATCAATTTTTTGAGTCAGATTGTCAAAAGCGACAGTTAAATCTAAGTCACCGAGAAAGTTTTGCCAAGCCTCATCAGTTCTATTAATTGAAGCCTCAAGATCAACAACTTCTTGACTAGCGCCCTTTACTTCGTTAGCCCACGAAACAATATTTTTTGCACCACGCAACACATCTTCAGCACTGATTAGGTCAATAATGTCTGTTGCTAATTCTAAAAAGTCAATAAGTAAAGGCAAAATGCCTTCACCCAAACTAATTGCAAAATCTTCAAATTTGTCTTTTAAGTCATCCATCGCCCCACGAAACTCGCGGGCCCTGGCAACTTCTTCCGGATCAATAACTTTTTGATCAGAAACATTCTTCAGACTTTCGCGCAACTTGTCAGAACCTTGGCCAACAAGTTCAGCCATATCCTGCCAACCCTTACCCAACAATTGAGTAGCGACTCGAGCGCGCTCGGCAGGGTCTTTAATTTTATTTAAACGATCTATGACGTTGAGAAAAGTCTCGTTGGCGTTCACAGCACCATTAGCAGTTTTGGCTATTTCAACACCAAATTCGTCAAACAACTTTGGTGATTTGCTTGCTTGGACGTTCATTTTGTTAATGGACTTTTCAAGGACATTGGTTTCAATGCCAAGATCGCCAGCAACTTCCATAAATCGTGAAGCTTGTTGCGTTGTTAATCCTGTGGCCTCAGCAAACTTTCCTGCAGCCAAAGCAAGGTCTGTAAACGCTTTAGCGCCTTTTAACGCAAAGGTTCCTAGAGCAACCGCTGCCCCAATTGCAAACGTTGCAGCGTGTGCTTTCACCGAATCAAAAGCAGCTTTTGAACCAGCCTTAAACTTGCCCATTGCACCATCAGCTGCAGCAATGTCTGCTTTGAACTTTCCGAACTGGCGTTGAGCCTCTTTAAGACCTTTGTCTTGAAGGTCGGTAATGATCGGAATACGAATAGCCATTACAGCACCAACGCTTTCGTTAACTGGCTGATCTGAGCCATAACCTCATCAACAGACTGCTTCATCTCAGATTCAACCTGACCGGCATTGTTCTCATAAGCACGCCACATAACTCGAGGCTTATTACCCCAACCGTTCAAAGCATCAGCGAGACGGTTTGGATTAGTGCCAGCAAACTCCACAATTGAAGCTGCAGCATCCTTGTTCATGATCGTCAGAACAGCATCGTTTTTCTTTGACAAAGACGTCTTGACAGAGATGCCACGCACAGCTGCGCTTTGAACATACGGAAACAAACCTCTACCGCCAGGTGCCCAAGTGCGACTAATACCAGATGGCCAGCCACCATTCTTTTTAGATGGGTCGCCATACGGATACAACCGTTTAGCCTCATCAACGACAGGCTTAAGAATCTTTTTAGCGTCCTTAAAGAACTGCTTTTGAACCTCAGGTTTAACCTTTTTCAAAGCCTTCAAGGTGGACTCAAGCCCATCAACAGATATCGACATGGTTCACCTCTCCTTCAAAATCTTTGCGACTGTCGAGAGGTCGTCTGAATCAAAGTCTATACCAGGTGGCCAGTAGCCCGTTATGACTAACAGCTGGGCTAGAGAGTAGCGGTGTGATCCGCTTTCGTAGGGTTTGAGGACGCAGTACTCACGATCTCAATCTCTACAAGCTTGTTAACGAAAGAGTCAAACTCCACCGGAATTGTTTGTCCGTGTTCGGTCTGAATCTTGGCTGTGTACCAAGCCATAAACGCCATGTCCTCCATACCGAAATTGTCGGCAAGGTCAGACGTTTTCATTTTGAAACGGCGTTCCCAAGCAACAAGTGTCGCCAAGGTGGTTGTGATCGTGGCAGGTCCTTGACCAATGTCAAAACGGATCGTGAGTTTCATGTCGGGTCCTTTGTTTAGGTTTGGTTAGATCAGGCTTCAGTCCAGGCGAAAGTGCCGCCACGAAGGACGATGGTGCAACGGCTTAATTCTCCGAGCGAGTACACGACAGGGAGCTCTTCAAGATATGAGTTTGCCAAGGTGCCAAGTGGGTTCGTTGCGGTTGTAGCGCCCGAACTTCCTTTGATGGTTACTGACGTAATTTTGGTTCCGACAAGCGATTTGAAAGTTGCGTAAGTCTCACTGCTGGCCGTGCTCCAGTAGAGCTCCAAGGTCAAAGTGTTGTCCTGCAAACCAGCCGTGAAACTCGTGGAAGTAGAACCGAACGCATTGTCAGGCAAAGCCATGATCTTTTGCGACAAGTTCGCACTTGTGCACTGATCCGAAATGTCCACAGCGCCAATAGAAACGATTGGGTTGGATAGGTATGTCGAAGTAGCCATGACGGATCAGTCTTTCTTTGAAGTTGGTGCGTCGGGCTTAACGGTCAATTTAGCACCCTTGGAAGGGTGAGTGTCGGAACGCTGAATGAAGCCACCTTCAAGCAGCCAATCAATGTCGTCAGACGGTCCAGCAACAAACGCTGTTCCAATCTCGCCGACTCGAGTACTTGTAATTACATATTTGTCCATTATGAATCCTGTGCTTGTAGTGGGATGAGAAGTTCGTATCCGGCATAATCAGCGCCACCAACCGAAACAACTTTTGGTGATGCACTCATTACCGCAATGTCTTTTGTGACCAGTTGAGAAGTGAGCGATAGGAGCTGGCGTAGTGCGTCAAGGTTGCCTGGGCCGTTACTGATTAAGGTCACAGGAAATGTCATTTTGACGATGTTGCCGTTCCACGACTCGACGGTCGGAGCATCAATAAAAGCGCAAGGTGGAGCAATGTTCCTAGGGTCATTAACAACACGCAGACCCGAAATAGTTTGGAGAGTAGTGACCAGATCATCTAGCGCCTCGTTCAAGAAGTCCGTGTAAGCCATCTCAAGCCACCTGTGGTCTGTTGATACCTAACAACTGTTTGACGATGCCTGAGAGCCCTACAGTGGGCGCTGACGCCATATCTGTGAAACTAGCAAACTGGTCCACACTTCCTCTTTGGCGGTACAGGGCAGAGCCATACATGAGCGTACCGAGCGTGACATCTCCGCCAGGCGAAGTGGTTAGCGAGTCCGTGTAGCCAGACTCCTGACGTCGGCGGAAACAGAACGAGTTTGCAGCTGAAGCGACCTGCACTAAGAAAGCGGTTTCGTCACCAGCGGTGGTTATTCCGAGGTATGTCGCAATTTGTGGGCCTGTGACCCAAGTACAAGTTTCGGTATACGTCAAAGTTCCAGTAGTTGTAGAGCTTCGATCTAAATCACTGCCAGCGTCATAAAACAACACTTGGTTGGGGATCGGTTGGTTGACATCAAAAAGGAGATCACCTTCAGAGTCAACGCCAATAAACAGGTAACTCGGCAGATCGTAAATGACATGAGTGCCGTTCAGGTCGTGACCCAAACTAGCAATTGTCATTGACTGCCCAACAGCGACAACGGGTTCCGTCAGCGTTTGGACAACCGCATAGTTATCCAACCGCTGGTGGAATGTGACTTGGTATACAGCCATGATCGGCTAACCGCCTTTCGGGCTAGTAGTTAGGCGATGGTGATTGATTGAATGAAACTCGACTTAGCGACGAAGGTGGCGAAGTACTGGTGAATACTCAGGTTCTTGCCAAGTGTGCTCGGGTTGTCAAGGCTCAACAATTGCGGGCCTGATTCGTAGATTTCAAAGCCTGGTGCGTAAACCACAAGCATGGTTCCGGAAGCGAAGTTGTTGTCAACGACGACATTCAAACCGAGAACATTCATGCTGGTGTACTGGAGACCAGAGACGTTACCAATTGAGTTGGTGGTCATCATGCCGTTGGCGTTGTAACCAAACACAGGGCGCTTGTCGGCGTCGGTCTGCTTGCCCAACTTTTCCCATACGTCAGGCGACACGCACAAGTGGGTGGGGAAGAAGTTTGAATCTTCCGCAATTTCTCGAGCGGCGTCGTACAAGGAGCTGAACAACGAAGTCGGATCGGCGTCCGTGACAGTCCAAGTTGAACCTGATGCAGTCTTGCCAGCGACCAAAGCGTCAGCTGCAATGTCGTCAGTCTTGATGAGCACTTGACCAGCGAGGTCGTTCAACACAACTTGCATTGCTGCAGGATCAGTGAAGTCAATGTCTTGGCGTGACAAGGTGACCTGACCGGCAACGGTTGACTTGGTGACAGTGTTTGAAGCAATAACCATTGTGGTTGCCGACACTGCGTCAAGCTGACCAGACTGCGTTGCTGCAGAAGTATGGGTCGTGATGGTCGGACGGATGAACTGGCGACTTGGCGTGTTCGGCATGGCTCGAGCGCCAAAAGCGTTAACGACTGGGCGAACGTAGTTCAGATCCTGGAAGACAGGTCCGAGCACCGAAACGCTAAGCAATCCAGGCGTATCCGATGTCAAGATGTCGCCAGCTGCTGCTTGGATCGCAGTCTGATTACGGCGTGAAGCCTGAATGAAAGCATCGTTTACTTTGTGCCAAGTGTCGCCACCAGTGTGGTAAGCGGCGAGCATTTCGGATGCGCTAGGCATAGCGAACTCACGCTTGGGCTGAGCAAAGATCGGTGCGGTAGGCACAATGACTTCCTCGGAAACGATTGGGCTAAGTTCCATTTTTGGTTCTTCCTTTTGTTCTTCGACTTGTGGCGCTTCCGCCGAAACTTTACTTATGGTAGCACCGGCAAATGCCCCCTGTGGGACTAGCGATAATTCGACCCAATCACCTTTCATGATTGTCATGTTGCCTGCATCGTCGTACTTGAACTCTGTCGGATTTACGCCAACAGAAACAGCGTCAATGACACCATCGGAAGCGAGCACTAAAGCCTCATCTCCTGCTCGAGTATTAGAAACTCGTGCAGTGAAATACATCGCTTCTGGACTGTCAACACGCTCGGCCACTAAACCGACTGCTTGCGTTGAATCGTGGTACATATACAGTTTCGGCGCTTTGCCTTCAACAGACAAACTGCCTGGAGCGAACTGCACGTTCGTGCCATCGGAAACTGTTGCAAAAGTGTTGTAGGGAACTGCGACGCCTGTGATGGTGCGACGATCTTGCCCGTCAGGGCCTGCAGCTTCTACAGCAAAAGTGTTTGAACTAAACCTGATCATGCCAACTCCTCTTGAGTGTTTTCTTCAATTGTTTTTGTTTCTTTTTCCATGTAACTGTCAATCTCTAACCACTTTTCAACATCCCATTTGACATAGGTGCCTCGAGGAAGTTGTTGGCTGAGGGCTGACGAAATTGCTTGTGCATACATTGATAATCCGAATGTCCACAAGTCCGACTTAGCGCCGGCGCTGTTTGTGTAGGCGTATGAACCAGTAGAAATACCCAACAAATATGGGGGGACGTTGCACAAGTTAGCGATTTCTTTTGACTGGTATTCGGCTGCATCAATCAACAGCATTTTGTCCGGTGTCGCTGTCGTTTCTGTGTAAGTCAAAAACTCGTTAAGAGCTGCAGTCTGGTTAGTGCTTCGAGCCTCGTTGAACGCTTCAGCCAAAGCACCCAACTCTTCGGCCGACAACGGTTCTCCACCAGTCTGCTTTAGAACTCCAGCTGGGATTGCTGAACTGGCGTTACGGAAACGGGCATCACACAATTTTAGAGCGGTAGCGATGGTTTGTTCGCTCATGTAAATCATGCCCTGCGTAGGACTGTAAATCTGAACAACATCGGCAGGGTCTAGAGCGCCACCATTGAAATAGATTTCCTTGCTTTTACCGAACCACACTGGACCTTCAGCGTCGGCCGTGTCAATGGACCCCTGTGGTAGACGGGTGGCGGATGCCATGTAACCGTCTTTGGTGCGACTGGTTACATAGAGAAAGCACCTTCCGAAGAAAAATAAATCATCAAAGATCCATGGGAACAAGAACGAGTTAGGCATTTCGGGATCAAGTTGGCGTAGCCAGGTGCGAGGAGCCAACGGCACAGTTTCCATCTCGTTGCCGTTCCAAATCTCGGTGCACATTTTCAATTCCATGCTTGCCAAAACTGACGCCATAAGGTCACGACTTCGACTAATCGCAGGAACAGAAATGGCACGATTACGAGCCAAGCCAGACTGGTACGTGTACCAACTGCCGATCGTGTTGGGGGCTTTGTTTTGTCGGTAGTAATTAGTGCCAACTGCAGCTGCAACCGATTCCTCAGGAATAGGACTAATAGCCGCCTTTGTCACTTCTTTTTTGCTAAATAATCCCATTAGGTTTCCTTTGCAGGGGAGTGCCGACGGGTCCCCGACGAACCCGCCGACACGATGCCGATATTAGTTCACCTTACAACCATTATGGGTTTAGCCCGATTCTGATATTTGCTAGAGAGAGCGATACCCCACACTGCACACTTCGCTAACTCAATCGGTCCTGGACTCGACTTGTGAGAAATCATGACTCCCATTCCGGTCTTAACAAGGACGCTTCTTAATATGTGTTCTGACAAACTGACTTGACCAGAGTGCTTAACACGACCTTCAATGATCATCTTTTGAGCAATGCCTGTCCACTTCAACATTTCGGCCTGACCGACGACAGTCATGCGGCGACGGTAATGCAAAGGCGCATGGATTTCTAACGTCGGTGTAATAGCCAGGGCAACAAGCTTGTCATCCATGACTCGGTCAATCTCAGACCAAAGCGCCGTTTCGTTATCAACAATGAACTCGACATGAGTGTGCACAATGCCATCAAACATTGACGATCTGACGCCAACATAACGGTTTGTGTCCATTGACATTTCCACGGCCAGCACTCCACCGGCAGGCATTGAATCATCAGTTTTACAGGACGCCC